TATCGGCTTCGTAGTAAACGTCTTGGAGTTCCGCTTTTTCTAAGTATATTGCCATGTGTCGTAGTGTCCTTGGTGTTAGGGACTATCTACGACGAGGCTAGTCTATGTTTGAATTATACTATATTGTCGTTGTATTCAATAGGGTTTTGTGCTTAATGTCATATCAGTTCAAGTTGTGGCTTCTCTTTGGCCTTTAACTCTAGCCAGTACTTGATCCGTGCCTCTGCAATTGGTATGTATTCCTCGGTAAGTTCTACGCCCTCTACGTAATCCCAACCTGCTTGTAACGCTCCTATCATCTCTGAACCTGAGCCGCTGAAAGGTACAAGTAGTCTACCGCCTGTTGGTGGTTTGATTAGATTAGCTAGGTATTTAGTTAGGGATAGGGGTTTGACGGTTGGATGGTGGTTCTTAACTATAGTGTTTCTATCTTTGTACATACCCTCTCTGCTCTCGGTGTAACTGTTGAGTTTCCTTACTTCCTCAAACCCCTCTAGCCCTGCATTACGTTCACTCTTAGAGGCTTTAGCTGTGTAGAAGAAGCGAGCGGCAGAGCCACCGTTGTCACTCAATAGATTAGGACTTCTTCTATTTGAAAAGGTTACATTACTACTGCTGACAGTAGTAGTCCGATAATCGGGTTTTGCTGGTGCTGTATTCGGAAACAACCCCACTACTTCATCAGAGCCATCGTGGATAAGGTTTGCAGGGAAGCGACCAGTATAAGTTGGTTGGTCTTTGCGTGTTGCTGGTCGTGGGTTCTGTCCGAAACTTAACTTGTCTATACCGCTTGCTTCTTTACTCATAGCACCAACATCTCGTAGGTCGGGCATAGTGCCACCACCTAGAGTTTCTGTTCCTACCCTACTCCCATCTATATTTAATCCACCAGTACCGTATTTAAGCACGTTGTTAGCTACTGTATTTGAGCCACCTTTTATAATCTTTGGTAGTTCTTTGGGGTATGTATAAGTTCCATCGCTATTTCTTGCTATGAGGACAGGTGTCGCTAAGTCGGTAAGCCCAGTTACAGTTCCAGCAAAGAGTTCGGTATCCAGTAGGAAACCCTTGTCGCCTAAGTTCTGAATATACTTTGCCGTAGTTACTTTTTCTGTGCTGTCCACCGCCACCGTTAATGTGGTCAAGCGTGAGGAATGTTCGCTCTGATTCTCCACAACACTGGCACTCGTTACCGTAGGCGTTGAAGATTTCGTCTTTAAGTCGCTCGGTAGACTTTTTTCTGTACTGCTTGTAGTCGTCTGGTCTTTCTTTGTATCGTTTTTCTGCTCTTTGGCGTAATGACTCTCGGTATCGTTCTCTGTATCTGTCGTCTGTTTGCTTTTTACACGCCTTGCATACGTTTCCGCCGTTCTTAGCAGATGGGTTGTGCTTAAATAGGTCAATTGTCTTGACTTCTCCGCATCTGCAACACTGACGTAGTTCCATTGTATATCCTCTGTTAAACCTGTATCTATTATAGCACGTCTAACGGTTTCTGTTAAGTCTATGTCTGGGTCAATCATAGGTTTACGAGCTAATACACAAGGTTCGTGAGCTGGTTTAAGAGCTGTGCCGTAGCCTTCGTAGGGTGATGTGCCTTTGGTGATGTCGCCACCTTTTTGCCCTAATCTTTCACCACCTAATCCGCCCATGTCTGTATCGTGTTTGCCTATAAGTTCCCGCTCTCGTTCAATCCGTTCTACAAGTTCGTCTACCCATTGTGGTATGTTTACTGAAATGTGTGGGCGTAGCTTACCCCATAGCTCAACTGTTGGTATGGCTGGTTGGTCTAATCGTAAATAATGGCTACCGACATCTGTCTTGCCTATAATCTCATTGGTTTGCTTTTGCTTCATACCGGTAGACCGATACCATTGAACAAACTTTAGTAGTCTGTCGCCCTCACCATTTATCTTATCCACAGCCTTACCTATATTCAGTGATTTCGGGAATCCGCTGCCATACACCCACTCAATCATGTCCCTAATCTCAAACCCTGCATCTTCTATTGCTACTGCCATGCGGTGATAGGTCCTTGAGCCTGAGAATGCTAAGAGGTGTCCACCTGGTTTAAGTATTCTAAGTAAGTCAGCCCACATATCTTGGTCAAAGGCTATGCCTGACGAGTCCCACGACTTGCCCATAAATCCTAACTCATATGGTGGGTCGCATAAGATACCGTCAAACTGTGGGCCATCGTAGTTCTTAGCCCACTCTTTAATGTTGGCGTGGTTGATCCTATGATTCATTAGTTCTCCGATATTATGACGTAGTTCTTTGTTATCAGCTTGATTCTACCCGTTTTCGGGTCTGACTGTACCGTTATCGTGAGGTGGTTGGTTTGTCGGCTGTCAATCAATTCTAGGCATTTCATAAGTTCCGAAAGGGCTTGGCTCTTATCTTTTATGAGTTCAGGAAGTTCTACCTCTGTCTTGGTTGACTTGAGTGCGCCATTGAAGTATGAGTGCGAAGTGATTACTTTTCCGAAGTCAGGTTTCATGTTTTATCCCCCCATTGTCATAAAATTTGTTGGCTTGTATTGTGGTACTTTGTTGTTCAAGTTTACCGGTGGGTTCTCGGTCTGGTATAACTGCCACGCAATAGATAATGCCATAATCAGATCGTCATGCGCCCCTACTTCTGCTTGAGCTTTCCAACTACTTGAGGTTTGACTGACGATAAATGAGAACATTTCATTGATAGTCGGCTTGTCGTATATTTGTATGAGCCTGTTATCAATGGCTTCTTTAAGCATCGAGAGCATAGTAGGACGCGAACTACTGGAGGTCGTCCAACCCAATTTGACCGTATCTTCCGTCCTATCTGTTGTACCAATGTTTGTTTTCTCGGTATAAATACGGTACTTACCGTTCCTGTTAAGTGTTGCGAGCCGTTCAATCTCAGCCACGCCACCATTATTCCGTTCAAAAGCCACCACCGGTTTGATTCCTGTTTCATTGTGTATCCTTTCTAGTTCGTTGTGTATCATGGGTGTCATCTCGGTTGCCAGCACTCTTGAGTGATAGACTACCGGCACATCTAGTTTAGATTTGCATAAGAATTGTGCAACACAGTAATCAGTTCCGCCCCATGCTGTATCAACTCCTACAACGTAGAACTCATCTCTTTTGTAGTCTCTATATCTTCTAAACATTGATTGGCTCTCTGGTTAGCTTCAGATATTCTCTCAGCGCATCTTGGTCAAAGTAAAGCGAGCCACTGGTGATAAACGCTACCTCGGCACTACTTGGGTGTTCCTGGTCGAACAGTCTGCCAAGCCGTTTCTTTTCTTTCTCCAAGAACTCTGGCTCGTAGAAGTCGAATGATGAATAGAAGTGTGCTTTGAAGTCTGTCTCACCCATCTCTGAGTCGTTATAAAAAGTCTTGAAGTCATTGAACCCATTAGCCGTAGTCTCTACCACGAATCGTCCAGTAGGTACAAGTGCAGTACCAGCACCGGCATGGAGTTTAGAGAAGTGCTTATAGAATGCCGCCTCACTCATGTGTAGGTTAGTAATGGTCTTGGATCGCCCAAACTCGGTGTTCTCGGCTGTACCGATAATGTATCTAGCACCGTTGATAGCGTTCTGTAACTCATACTTCGAGTTGTACTTCAGGGGTATCTTAGTCTTTTCGTGTGCCTCAAAAGCCTTGATGTAGTGTTTCACTCTCGCCAATAAGTCCTGAGCATTGTCGGCTATGTCGGCTATGACAACTGATAGGCTATTCTCTTTGAATATAAAGTCACCAGTGAATGCGCCAAGAATGAATGAGCTGAACCCCATCTGTCTACCCTTGAGAATAATATCCTTACCGGTTGCTTCCTCTACGAATCGTCTTTGTATCTTGTTGAGTTCAAAGGGTATCTCTGCGCCAGTCTTATCTATGATCGTTAGGTTGTCCTCTATAAAAAGGGCTGACTTAGTATAGGGGCTGTCCATCAGGTGTACTTGTCTCTCATATCATTGTATATCTGTACGAAGTTGCCGCCAGTTGATTCTTGTTTGGGTACTGCACGTTCTATCCACACTTTTGTAGCCTCTACTTGGATCTTCTCGTCCTGTGCGCTGATTGCTAGTTTGTGGAGGTTGTCTACTACCTGTTGAGTTCTATCTATTGGGAATAAGGCTTTGTATGCTTCTGAGTTTGTAAGGTTCTTTGGGTTCTTGGCTGTAGCGGGGGTATAGCCAGCTTGTTCCATAGCTCTTGACACCGGAATCTTTCCATGACTTTCCACGATTATTTCAAGTGCCTTTTCTTGCTTATTTGTCGCCATAAGAAATCCCCTGAACGTAGTTTAGGAATTTGGTAAGGCGTTTGAAGTCTTTCTTGTCTGGGCTATACCACTCACCTCGCACCCATTTAGCTTTCCAAAGTACGTTATGTATTAAATGCTCCATATATACAGCGTCTTTGAGTTTGGTGGCGTACACTAGCTGGAGATCGTAAGGCGTGCTGGTAATCATACCGTTCAATCGACTATATGGCGAATAACTTGTACCTATTTTGTAATACCCATTACACCTGACGAGGTATATATATTTGTCACTCTTTCTATCTTCTCTAGTGTCGTCCCATCTCTTCCAGGCAGCCTTATTGACTCTATGCGGCTTAAGCGCAGCTACCCCTAATTGCAACATCTTCTTTTGTCTGACAGTTAGCCCCTTGTTAGCCATCACTTGTCACCTTTTATTCTTATCACTTTATCGGGGAAGCTTAATTCTATGCGAAAGAAGAACCATTTTCGTTTAAGTTTTTTTGAGTATGTGAACCTAGCCATTGTTCAACACCATCCTGTGTATTTCTTTATTTTGTCTGTCAACTGCCTTGAACACTTTGGATAAGTCATAGCCCTCGCACAAAAAGTCTGTTGATTTTCCATTGGTGTAAAATAGCTTTACCCTAAAGCCCTGGTTAGTTTGGATTATCTCTAGTCCCTCAACGTCTTTATCGTTACTCATTGCTCAGTACCTTTTCTCCTTTTTCAAACATCTCCCTAGGAGTCTTTACAAAGTGTCCTGCACCACACTCACATACATAGGTGTCCATTACGAACTCGTGGCCGTATTCGTCTCGGAACCCCCTGTCACCATCTTTTAGCATCCATTCATGGGCGTGACAGTGGGCTTCGCTGTAGTCAATCACTTTGTTTGTGGTCAGGTCTACATAACGAAGTGGGCTAGAACCGTCTGTAATAAACAGCTTATTGCCAATTTGAGTTGTTTGTACTGGCTTCACTTCATCCGAAATCTTCGGGTTGTCTTTATCCATGTTGTATAGTCCTGTTCAACTGACTGGCATCTGGTCGTTCAATCACTGGGTATGGTTCTACTGTTTGTACTAGGGCTATTTGTGCAAGTGGGTGGTTACAGGTTTCTCTTTCGGCTTTTAGGACTGCTTCTATGGCTTCTGGTTCTAGTTCACGCATGGGTTATATCCTCGTCTAGTGTGTTTAGGTCTAGCACATCTTTGTCGCCAAACACATCTTCTGTCATTACTTCGCTCTGATCGTAGGTTCTGACCGGGCGAGCAAAGACCTTGCCGGACTTCTTGTTGAGCTTGGTGATAATGTATTCGTTCATGCTGTTCTCAAATGAGAAGCGGAGTAGTTGCCCTACTTTGAGTTTGTTCACACCCTCTTGCGTAAAGGCTTCTGATAGCTCCTGTATCTTCATATAGCTTCCCTGACTATGAAATATGTTAGTGAAATTAAAAATACACCTACTAAAAATAGTGGTGCAATGTAGCTGTCCTCATCAAGTTTTCTCATCGATAGTACCCTGTATCCTTGAGTTAGTACACCCAGTGTATCACAAGCTAGAGCGTTTTGCTAGACTTTTCCCAGTACTCCCGTATCTTCTTGGCTGAGTCTTGGCAATAGGTACAGTTGCTCTCGAATAGATCCTTGGTTTCATGTATGCGGTGGGTATCGTAAGCGGTCATGGTGCGTTGATAGGTGACCGGTTCTTTGACTTCTACTATCTCCCCTAGCTCGTTGTACTGTTCTGGTTTTATCACGACGCACCCATTTCCATAAAGATGTTCCCTAGGTTCTCATAATCCGTATAGCTGCCCCACGTTCCTGTCGGAAGCCAGCAGTACTTCTTGTTGGTCGGGTACACGTCCATAACCTGCTCTACTCTTATTTGCCACTGTTGCCCGTTGACATAGTGCCACTCAAAGCCTGCATCTTCACAAAATGCTACGACTTCCGGTATGTTTTCGGCTCTCCTACGAGCGTTCGCTAGTCTCTTACCCTTACTACTCATCTTTGCCCTCACTTGTTGTATTATTTCAATAAACTTGACTGAGTGTGGTATTAGAGAGCTTCCACTTTGCTAGCCGTTTCCTTTTCTCTGAAGTGTAAGGGTTCTTATGTTTTATCCTTACAGTCACTTCGTCGAATGAGGTATCCGTGTAGTTCCAGAGGTTTGCTCTTTCAGTTCTAAGTGAACCGTACACTTTAACATCCAGTTAAGAATGTTGACAATAGTTAATCACACGGGTATTATTAAGTCAAGTCCTACACAGACTTATCCAGTTAAGAAAAGACTCCTTCTCGCAAGGAGTTTTCTCTTTATATAACCACAATGACAAAAGCCACCTCTGTGTCGGTGGCTCATATATCTGTTTGTTTTACTAAGAGAAGTCAAAAATTGAAGTGTAAGGTGGGATGATCTAATGTGCTAGAACACAGTCTCATCAGCATTATACACCTAAACGCAAGCATTATAATTCAAAAATAGTGAACTCTACTCTCGGACGTTCCTTGTCCAGCATTTTCGTGGCGGTGTATTGGTGTATCTGCCGGTCATTCGCTAACACCTCGGCTTTCTGTAGGCAGTCAAAAAACAGTTCGGGAGATAGATCCGGTCTGCGTGATGAGTAGAATATCGTAATATCCATACCCACGTTGCATTCTATAGGGCTACGACCTTTTCTAAGGGCTTGTAGCTGGATTATAGCGGTATTCGTGAAGTCCATAGCAGCCTTGCTCTTTATGACTAACCCAGAGCGTGTGATGCGCCTAGAGTTCGCCTTGCTGACTAATGAACCGTAAACTGTGCCGCTAAAATCGGTCATGCTTACGTTATACATCTTTTCAATTAAAAAAGCCACCGGAAGATTGGGCAATCATGAACGAAAGAGTTCACCGGTGGCAATTAGCATTTTAGCACAACTTTATTTATTTTAGGCTTGACAATAACTATAAGCACAGGTAAACTATAAGCGTAACTAAATAAGAAAGGGCAATCATGGAAGAAGTATTAGGAACATTATTCTGGGCGGCACTCGTGCTGGCTTTTGTGGGAGCATTATTCGCATGAAAGTTGAAGATGCAATACGAGCAAACGAGCTAGTCACAGCGTTGCAGGACGGTTTGGAGATGCAGCGAGTTATCCTAGAGGGTTTACGAGATAGCCTACAGGAGCATAACGACTTCTTGACTATGCAAATACGAGATATGCAACGAGAGTTGGGGACTTATGGTGCTGAGGTGGAGGTCGTGTCAGATTGTTGCGGAGCTAAAGCAACCGGGGGCAATGATGAGCTGGGTGGCATAGGTCGCTGTTCATTCTGCTTTGAGGGCTGCATATTTATGAAGGAGGTTTTAGGAAATGAGTAGACAAGTAGAACTATCTAAGGTGCTAAGAGTGCCGACTGACTTGACGGAAGATCAAGTACAGAAGTTTTTTACAGCAACACCAAAAGACAAGATAAAGAGCCGCCCAGCTAAAGGTGGTGGCAAGTGGGACTATGTAGCTGGTAGTTATGTTACCCAGGTGCTTAACAGCCTGTTTGGGTTCAACTGGTCTTTCACTATAGAGACACCGGTGCAAGAGGCTATGGAGGTTTCCGCCAAGACCGGGACGGTTGTAATCAAGGGTTCGCTAAAAGTAAAGATAGGCGATGAGTGGATTACAAAAGAACAGTTTGGTCGCAAGGAAGTGGCGTTCAAGAAAGAGCTTGATACGTTCGGACAGAGAGTTCCACTGGACTTTGGCAACGATATGAAAGCTGCCGGTACTGACGCTAAGAAAAAGTGCGCCAGCGAGCTAGGGCTGTTCGCTGATGTGTATTCACAGGAGGACTTTTTCGAGGCTGAGATTATTGACTCAGTAGACACTGACAAGATTAAAGAGATTGCTGAGGCATACAATGGACGAAAGTAACATCCAGGGTTCGGAAGCTTGGCTCAAGAGCCGGGTAGGTATAGTCACCGCTTCACGTTTTGCTGATGTGATGACCAAGATTAAGTCAGGCGAAGCTGCTGCAAGGTACAACTACAAGGCCGAGATTATCGCTGAACGGCTTACAGGGCTGCCTACGCCAAGCTTCACTACAGCCCCGATGCAATGGGGGATCGACAACGAGCCAGACGCTAGGGCTATTTACGCAGCGATTAAGGGCGTAGAGGTAGCCGAGACCGGGCTAGTCAAACACAAGACTATCAAAGCCGGGGCAAGTCCTGACGGGTTAGTTGGTAGTGATGGCTTGATAGAAATCAAAGCACCAAACACAGCTACCCATATTATGACCATGCTGTCTGGCGTATCACCCAAGAAGTACTACGCACAGATGCAGGGTCAGATGTGGATCACGGGTCGCAAGTGGTGTGACTTCGTAAGCTATGACCCTCGCCTCGATGCTAAACGAGCAATCTTTATCACCAGAGTTGAGCGTGATGATGACTACATAGAGTCACTTGAGGATGCGGTACTAGACTTTTTGGAAGAAGTGGATGAGTTAATAACACAGTTGGAGGGCATGAAATGAACTTAGAAGAACTATTAGGGGACACTGGTTTCCAAGTAAAGACCAACATCGAGCTTGCACTATACAAACTAGCCGAGAACCTTGGCACACCCAAGGAGGACATACTTGGCGGTGTTTATGATCTGCAATTCAATGAAACAATGTTGAGCATATACAAAAACTTCAAAATGCTGATGGAGGTTGATGATGCACGATAGAATAATAATGATTCCTGTAACAATGGACATACCTAAGCGTAAAGCCGACAGCAGCGTTAAGCTATCATTCACAACTAATAGCGAAGTAACCACTAACGACTATATGATGATGGACTCTTACCGACAGAGTTCAGGCTGGCTACTCTTTAGAGAGAATGAGTTTACCGAAGAAGATGTGCCAACCGAGGATGTGGACGTTGAGATCGGTAAATCGCAAGCTACTCAAGTTCGAGACGCTCTATGGGTACTGTACACAGGCAAGGGCGGCAAGCCGGAAGATAAAGAAGCTTGGAATATCTTTTACCGGAAACAGATGCAGAACTATAAAGCTAAGGTGCTGGAACAGGTGAGGTTACTAGAGGAACCAAATTAAGCTTGACAATAAGTATAAGCAAGGCGTACACTATAAGCATAAGTAAAAGAAGGGGCAATCATGACAAAGGAATCACAAACTAAACTAATGATAAAGGAGATGCGAGAGCGCAAGGTCAAAAACCATGAGTTCATGCGTATGTACATTATGTCGTACACCAAGAGAATATCTGAAATCAGGGAGTCGGGAATCACAGTGAGCAAAGAACGGGTATATGACGCTGACGGTAAAGCCACAGGCACATTTATGTACTGGATACCATCAAGAGAGGAACAACTATGAGCATCCCAGCAAGAAGAATAGCCATCACGGCAACCATTGCTTTAGGGCTAATGGGGTTCAATGCCGTGACCAATAGAGGTTCCGGTGAGTACACGAACAATAAGGGTTACACGGAATTAGCTAGAAAGCCATTCATTAAAAGCTGCATAGATGGTAGCAAAGACCAAACCCAGGAAACATATTGTAAATGCACCTTCAACTACCTCGATAGCCATACAACCGATGACGAGTTAAGGGAGCTTGATCGGAAAGCAGCCGCTAACGAGGAGGTGTTTACTGAACAAATCATAATTGATGCGGTGGACGAATGCACACCGTTAATAAACTAGGAGCCATGAATAATGAGCAACACAACAGCCGGTGGCAAGAAAGTCGCAGAGACAAACCTTGCCAAAGACCCGGACTACTATAAGAAACTAGGCGCACTCGGTGGCCGAGCTAAGGTTCCAAAAGGTTTTGCTTGCATGACCCCAGAAAAGAGACGTAAAGCCGGTGCAGCAGGTGGGCGTATTAGCCGGAGAAACAAGAATGTTGGATGACGATCATGCCAAAGGCTGTAAAGACTGCAAGGACAAACTTATGGTCACGGCCAAGCAAATCAGTCTATGGACGCTGTTTATTTGGATACTCGCACTCGCAGCCGTTTGGATAATCTGGTTCGCACCTGAATATATCGTGATGGGCTTTTAACTAAAGGAAAGGAACAACCATGACAAAAAATACTAACACAGGCGAAGAAAATACTGGTTACTGGAACTCTGGTAACAGGAACTCTGGTTACGGGAACTCTGGTAACAGGAACTCTGGTTACAGGAACTCTGGTAACAGGAACTCTGGTAACTGGAACTCTGGTTACAGGAACTCTGGTAACAGGAACTCTGGTAACGGGAACTCTGGTTACCGGAACTCTGGTAACAGGAACTCTGGTGACAGGAACTCTGGTGACTGGAACTCTGGTAACAGGAACTCTGGTTACAGGAACTCTGGTGACTGGAACTCTGGTGACAGGAACTCTGGTGACTGGAACTCTGGTTACGGGAATAGCTCAAATAGACAGAGTGGGATATTCAACTCTACCGAAACGACTGTACGCATGTTTAACAAGGAAACTAATCTCAAGTGGGAAGATATTGACCACCCTAGCTTTTACGAGTTCGATCTAAATAAGTGGATACCAGAATCAGAAATGACAGACGAGGAAAAGAAAGCCGACCCACAATTCTTTGTGCGACAGGGCTACTTGAAAACTTACGGCTGGAACGAAGCATGGGCTAACTTTTGGAAAAATACTGACGAGGAAAACCGACAGAAGTTTTTACACCTGCCCAACTTTGACCCAGTGGTGTTCAAGGGAATCACAGGCATAGATGTTGAGGTCGAAGCCAAGCCCGAAACCATAGAAATAGGTGGCACAAAATACGAAGTGACCGATGACCTAAAAGACGCATTAAAGAACCTGAAAAAGGTTTAGAAAGGAAAATACCATGACAACATTTAGACTCGTCAGCGGTGCAATCATTGTTGCACTTCTAGGCGCACTTGTAGCCCTACAGCTACTTAACGCAGTACTTTAATAATCTTGGTGCTGCTTCGCAATGGTCAGGCAGTTAAATGGACTTCTGCAGTCAACAGCCAAAAAACAATGCGATTGGACTCGGTGTGGTGTGCCGTATGGTATATCCCCGACCAACAAGACGGCAAATATAGGCTTCATGCCTAGTCGCTCTATCAAACGAGATGTCACAGAAAACTATCGGTAGCACCTGTGCGCTGTGCGAAATTAACCGAGTCTCGATAACCAACTAGCCATTGGCTGCCCTACGAATCACACAAACGGTACTTTGTGCGTAGGGTAGAGACAAGAGGGATGGCGACCCTCAGTACCAAAGGCGAGGAATCGGTTGTTACAGCAACCCCTCGTCCTAGATTTAACAATTAGAGCGTAGAACTTGGCGGTAATGCTGGAGCCACTAACTCCACAGGTCTTTATACGCCTGGTACGCCATTACCGTCAAACTTTGCGCTCTAAATTAACAAACAGGTGTTTTGTTGTGGTGGTAGCGGTAGTTCATTGAGGTTCATGAGCCGAGACAAGAGACCACAGCCACCACTACTAAGCACCTAACATGAAAGGAGTTGATAATGGATAATATGTGCATCACAAGCCATTGGTACTACCGTAAGCGATGGCACAAGCTATTCAGGATAAAGCACATATCACATGATTGTTTTGAAATGGAATGGCGAAGCACCCCGATACGAAGATTTAACAAGTGGGTAGCCCCACCAGTAAAGAATAAGGAGAAATGAATTATGAGTGATATCAGAGTAGCAACGGTTTACAGAACAGAAGCCCAAAAAGTTGTTGATGATTTTGAGAAAGTTAACTACAACGATTCTGACCAAGTGCAGTTTGAACTGTGCGAGTTTTCAGATGGGCGAGTAGCACAACGCTGGCTGGTTGGCAAAGGCTCGTGTGTCTGGTGGGATAGCCTAGAGGATTTATACCGAGTTCATATTTACGCACACCCTGACTACGGCACAAGGGTCGAGTGGTCTGATGGAGTGGTGGAACAGCTATGACAATCAAAGACTGGATACAAACCTACGCAAGGGAGCTAGAGGGTTCTGACGCTGAGAGGGAGCTGGAAGCGATTGTGGGCGCAGCTAGGGCTGATGAAATATCTGGTGTTAGGGGCTGGACTGAATACGACCCCGACCCTAAGTATTCATCAAGAGAACGTTTCCACGTAGTCCCATATACTTACCTGACTAACCGCCTAGTAGAGCTACGAAAAGCGATAGGAGAGAGCGATGAGTAAAAACCAAGAACTCGGTCTACCTTTTGGCAAAATGCAGAAGATACGCATAGCGTTTGATGTTGACGGGACGCTTCGTTGTAACTGTACTGATGCATGTCGTGACCAAAATCCAGATATTGTATACATCTTTAATATTCTCAACAGGTTCAAGAATACTGATATGTATGTCTGGTCTGGTGGTGGGTCTGACTACGCTTGGCGGTTTGCACAACTGTACGAACTTCCTATCAAGCAGTCACACTGTATTAGCAAGATTGGCGCACCCGAAATGGATATAGCCATAGACGATATTCAAGACACTGCTATTGGTAAAATTAACTTAATTGTAAAGGAGAAGTAGTCGATGAAATCTGATAAGACAATAGACGAGGCAATTCAAGAGTTTAAAAAATACTGCGAGCTTAACGGTGACTTTGATGAGCTTGACTTCAAGGAAGCTATTTTTGACCACGCCCTCGCAGTCGCAGAGAGGCTGATAGGTGAAGACGAAACAAGTGAAGACCTAGTCGAGAATGACCTGTTCTACGCAACTAGAAACGGAATGAGAGCCGAGCTTCGCACAGCCTTTAGAAAAGAATATGGAGGGGAGAATGAGTAAAGGCAGAACTATAGAGAAAGAGATTGTTAGGGTATCTAAACTTTTAACAGAGTCTATAGAATACGACAACAAG